AGCATCACCTTTTACTTTTGTTGTTGAATCACCTTCTACTAAAGAATAAACATCACCATCAACTTTCATGTCTGCATCGCCCATTACATGAAGAACGGAATCTCCTTCAATCGTAATGTTGCACACGCCTTTTATTAGAACATGATTATTTTTTGCAATAATTTGATAACCATCACCAACAATTTTATCAACTCTTGTACCATCAGGTTGCATTTCAGTAAATGTACCTGTTCGATGAGCAAGGCGAATTGTTTCAAAATCTTTAGTATCGTCTAAAGCAAATAAATGGCCAGACTCCGTTTCTGTTACATGAGCATACGGATATTCACCTTTAAAAGTTGATTCTGGCTCCGTCCAATCATCACCTGGTGGTTTAGTTACAGCCATTATATTCTTCCAAAAGATCGAACATTATACGTTAAAGCGGTTGCTTGTGCAACAGCTTGAGTTGTTGCGCCTACTGCTGTTTCTACCGATTCTGCCGTTGATTGTACATCTTTTACTAGACTTTTTATTTCTGAGAAGGTACTTACGGCACCCGATTCAGCATTTGGATTATCAAAAGAAAGTGCCTCAAACAATGCATCTGTAAATTCTTGAACACACTTTGCTAATAATTGTGCTAGTTTAACTGGCAAACTTGCAACATACGCTAAAATTTCATTACAATATTTAATAAAATTTGTTACAGCTTTAGCAACATCTGTAATAAAATCAGCTGCCTTTTTAATCATCTTTAAAACTTCTTTTATTTGCCGAATAGCAGCCTGAACAGCAGTACTCATCGGTCCACTAATCCCAGAAAAAAAAGATTTGATTAATTCTCTTGCTTTTTGAACGAATTCATAAGTTAACATTTTTTCTCTTGCAATGTCAAATCTTAACTTCTTTTTAAAATCGCAAACATGTTCTAAATTATTGTTTGTTTTTTCAATTGAACTATTTTCAATAACGCCTCTAGCCAAAGGGACAGTTGTTGGTTGACCAACTTCTCTTTGCACAACACCTTCTGGTGGTTCAGGTTGTTTTTCTGCCTGTTCTGATGTTAATTGTGGAACAAATCCTGCTGAACCTCCACTTTTACGACCACTTACATTTGAACCAGAACTTGTTATATTAACTGTATTTGTTGATTGTAATCCAGGAAGAATACCAATAATAACAGGATGTTGAAGTGTATCTGGATCGAGAAAATAACCAACAACCCATTCACCTTCTCTTGCAATCGAAGTTGTATTTCCTTGAGAAAGTGGTAGTACAGCATGAGCCCATGGTAAATTTTCCATAGGAACGAGGTTCGTATCTGGCGAATGTAATCCAATAATACGAACTTTATACATGCCTATTTTTAAATCGTCATGAGCATTTTCAATGACGCCGACCCAATTCATAGGGTCAAAAGTTCCATAATCTTTTTTTGGTTGATTAATTATCATGGATTGTATTCCGCATCTTCAACAACTGCACTCTTTATTACTCCAAATTCTCTATTCGAAGAATCAGTTGCACACTCAATTACCACTTCATGTAACTGAGGTTTTATACAATGATGTGCAGCTATAACTAAATGTTTTCCGTATAATGTACTGTCATAATTATCATCATCTTTAAGTCTTTCACCTCTTTTTGGTACCATTAATTCAACATTAACTCCTGAAGTTATAGAAAAGTTTCCTGGTAATAAAAGTTGAACTCGTTGATTTAAAAAGTTTTGCACAATAGCTCTTCTTTGAAAAATATACTTATATGGATCATCAACAAAGTTTAAGGATTCAGGATCGTTTTTGTTTATATAATCACTTTCTTTGCGATAATACCCAAATACATGAATAGACTGTTTCGCATCAAACATTTGCGTATTGTTCTTGCCAAGTTTGTTTTGAACAACTGTTAAATTAGGTACTTTATTACCATGACTCATGGTATAATAATGATCGTCAAATGTTATTTCTCTTTGAGCTATTGTTCTGGTAATTGGATCAAATCCTATAAACTTACCTGCATAAACTCCATTTTGTACATTTTTTAAAAAGTCAAATTGATTTAAAACTTTAAATTCTTTTACACCTAAAAAAGCTATTTCTTCGGCCTTGTCTCCAAGTGCAACATTCTTAGGTATAAAATTTAATTTTGCAACAGGTGAGTTGAGTAATAATATCGATAAATTTACAAAATTATAGCCTTTATTGTTTTCAAAAAACAAAAAAGTTGGAGATTCATTTTCATCTAAACTTCTTTTAGCACACCAATCTATCGCATCAATTGGGTGTAAATTAGGTATTACAACTTTTTTTAATCCTATTGAATCAATAAAAATGCCACCATTTTTAACTTCTCTGTTTATATCCACATTTAAATAATCTTTTAAAATTGATGATGCAATATTAGAATAAATGTCTGTATAAGATTGTGTTACTCTCAATTGTTCAGACAAAATAAATTCTTCAGATATAAAATGTAAGATATAAGCTTCAGATGTTTGATTTACATTTTTTCTATTGCTTTGTTTAAATACCCTAAAAACTTTTTTAAAAGTTAAAATATCATTAGATCCACCAAATTCTGTTTTTTGTATATTTACAATTAAACTTTCTGACCCATCTAATGATAATTTTTCAGTTAAACCTAAAGCATCCAGAATTACAATATTGCCATGCATACAAGGTAATAAAATACTATCATAAATGTTTAGTTCACTAAACAAACCTGACACATCTAATTTTTTTTCTTTGTAAACCAGAATCAATTCTTTAATTACAAAACCAGAAACATTCACCGTCATTATGCAAAAGCTCCTTCAAATTCGTTTTCAACGGCAGGAACAAATTCTGGTTTTAGAATTTTAATTGACCTTTTATTTTCATTTTCTTCAACTTCATAATTATAGTATGTAAGTGTTTCTTTTGTAACATCAATCTTTATATTTGTACCATCTTGTAAAGTATAGTTAGAGGAACTTGATGTTAAGTTTATATAATCATTTTGCGTTAATGAAGTTTTTTCAATTGATATTGTTTCATTTAAAATGACATTTGTTTTTGTTTCTACTCTATAATAATTTTTTACATTTGATTGAGCCCAAGATGTTCCAGCACTTTCTGTTGAATTGTTGGCATATTCAGCTGATTGATATTTTAAATCAATATATTTTCTTAACGAATACGCACTTAAAGGCCAATCAAATTGAGGATTTAAAATTTCATTTAAAAGTAAAATTATCCAATGCCGTTCAGAACGTCCATAAATTTTATGAGCAATAACATCTGGAGTTTCGCCATCAGATACTAAGTATTCATAATAAACAACCGAATTTTCTTGAAAGTCTTTTTCAAAAGATACTTTAGATAAGATGTTTGTTACATAATCAATTTCATTATCTTGAATTGCATAAGGAGTTTTTAGAAAGTATTTAAAAAATTTTGCCATTATTCTGCACCACCCTGAAATATATCAGAAGTTCTTTGTTCAGAAACAGAAGATCTTCCTGCATCTCTAGAAAAATTAGCTTTAGTAAGCATTTCAGTTTCTTTAAACTCTAAAGATAAACGAATAGCAACAGGCATACCTGTTCTTCCAGTTGTTGGTGTTGGTTGATTAGGAACCTCATAAGTTGAAAACCCATTTGGTGCGTAATCTATATCCAAATTTGTTAAAACACAAGTTGATATTTTTGGAATATTTGGATTTTCTCGACCATTATAATAAAACTTAATATCAAATTCAGAAGGAGGCACTAAAAAGAAACCCCCAACGCCACCAGAATTTTCAGATCCTAACAGTTCTGGTGCTTGATGAAATCTTAAGCGATCAAGTATTCTTTGTACTTCAACAGCTTCTGTTGTTGTTCTTGGATAAAACATAAAATCAAATCTAAATGGTCTTAGTTGTGGTGCTGTATATAAAACTTCTAATTGAGGATTTACACCAAATCCAAAAACACCTGAAAAAACTGCTGCACCTGTATCACCAAAAGCTCTTGATATAGCATTTGCTATAAAAGGAGTGGCATTTTCACCAACTGAATTAAGAATGTCTTTTGCTGAACTTGACGTGCTTAAAACAGCAGCAGCTGATCCAGCAGCTGCAAATATCCCACCACCCAAATTTATATCAGTATATCCCTGTTGATGATTGAAATTTAAAGTGTCAGGCATATACAAAGCAATTGTATCAGTTGTTCTTTTTATTGTTCGAACACCAGCTAAAGATTTATATGAAGCGGCTTCTGATACTGCTGTTGATCCTGCTTTACCGGCTGCATCAGCGATACTACGAAATGTTGAATTGAATTTACTTAAAGGGTTTGCAATATCCTTTGCAAGTTTTGATGTTGTTTCAGCAATTTTTCCAACTGCATTTAATACGGAATCTAAACCTCCTATACCAGTACCTCCAATTGAAGCGTTTAAATTTCTTCGATTACTAATAATTGAAGGTTCATCACCAAAACCTGTAACACCTTTATAGCTGGTTTTATTTTGTTCGTTGATATGAATGACCATATAGTGGCCTTTGTCATAAGATCCTAAATCTTCTGGATATCTAAAAGTATTGGTTAAGTATCTTCCACCAACTAAATTATTTTGAGCATCACTAAACGGCACATTAGGGTTTTTGTTAAATGATATATCCGTGAGTTTAAAAAGAGACATTTTTTGCCTTTAAAGTTGACTAGATAGTATTTATGTCATATAAAGGAAGGTTTATACCTAACAATCCTAAGAAGTACAACGGTGATCCTAATCATATCATATATCGTTCTTCTTGGGAGGTAAGAGTAATGAAGTATTTGGATGAAAATCCAAGCGTCATATGGTGGGCATCTGAAGAATTACCCATACCATACCGCTCGCCCGTAGACAATCGAATTCACAGATATTTTCCAGATTTTATAGTAAAAGTTCAGAGAAAAGATGGCCTGGTTATGACATATATTTTAGAGATAAAACCAGAATCTCAGACCAAAATGCCTGTACAGAAAAGACGCACAAGGAAGTTCATTCAAGAAGCTGCAACATACGCAATCAACCAAGAAAAGTGGAGAGCTGCCGATATATTTTGTAAAGAACACGGCTGGCAGTTTAAAATACTTACGGAGAATGATTTGGGTTTGTAGCATAAATAATAGATGGCTACATTACTCGACAGAATACAATCATCACTTGCAAAAGAAGGTTTAAGACCACGCACTCAGCAGGCAAGAACCTGGTTGCAGTCTAAAGTTAGGTCATTAAATCCTTCAGAAAAAGAATTTTTTAGAGATAGAGAAAGAACAGTAAAATCACCATTTATTGGTCGCATGTACTTTTTCTATTATGATCCAAAAACAAAAGATAAGTTGCCTTACTTTGATAGATTTCCTTTAGTGATACCTGTTGAACCATACAATGATGGTTTTCTTGGACTGAATTTACATTACATTCATCCAAGATACAGAATCACTTTATTAGATAAACTCAGTCAAACAGCAACAGATACTAGATTTGATTTGAACACAGAACTAAGAGTTAATTATCAATATTTAAAAGGCGCAACAAAAGCATTTGAAGCCATGCCATGTATTAAAAGATATTTGTATTCACATGTAAGATCACGCTTCATCGAAATATTTGCTGACGAATGGGACATAGCCTGTATGTTACCTATGGAAACATTTGTTGGCGCAGGCACAAGTAAAGTTTACGCAGAATCAAAGGGCAAATTCTAATGTCATTCGCACCAAATTTATTTCTATCAAACATTCGTGCAAAAGATGGTCTTGCACGACCAAATCGTTTTGAAGTTATTTTACCAATACCTCGTTACATAAACAGTTTTATTGGCAATTCAGTATTCGAACAATTGTTTAATTTACCAAATACAATCTTTACAAACGTATCAGAAATTTTAGGTGGTGTTTTTGGTAATGAACCATCTGATCCACAATCCAAAACAAGTAACGCTTCTATCTCACGATACTTGGCACTTCAATGTGAATCAGCTGAACTACCAGGCAAAACACTTGCAACGGCTGATGTAAAAATTTATGGTCCAATATTTAAAGTGCCATATCAAACTCAATACTCTGACACAACATTGACCTTTCTATGTACAAATGAATACTATGAAAGAAAGTTATTTGACCGTTGGATGGAAGCAATTATGCCAACAGATACGAATAATTTAAGATATGCAAAAGATAATGAAACACGATACTTAACAAATATAAAAATTGTGCAGTATGATGAATTTATTAAACAAATTTATGCAGTAGAATTAATTGATGCGTTTCCAATTGGAGTGGCATCACAACAATTATCTTGGCAGGATGACGGTGTGCATAGATTGTCAATACAATTTGCATACCAAAGATATAAAACAATTTATTCTGGCACATATAACTTATCCCAGGCAGCTGCTGCATTATTTGGAAGTGCTGGTGAAAGATTAGTTACTGGTCTTGGAAGAAATGTGGATCAAACCTTAGGGAGAATATTCTTTTAATTAAGTGAGGAAATTATGTTACCAAAAGTTCATGTACCAATTTATGATTTGAAATTATTATCTGTAGACAAAAATATTAGGTTTAGACCATTTACAGTTAAAGAAGAAAAATTGTTTCTGATGGCTTCGGAGTCTCAAGATGCCGAATCTATTTTGAATACAATAAAACAAGTTGTAAACAATTGTATTTTAAGTGATATAAGTGTAGATTCATTGCCAGTTTTTGATTTGGAATATCTGTTTCTGAATCTCAGAGCTAGATCCATTTCAGAAT